AGCTGGATATGTGGCAAAGACATACAAGCTAAAGTTAGAAGTTGTTGAAGCTTTTGCAAGAGCATGTGAAGAAAGAGGAGTCAGCCAGGCAGGTCAGTTGACTAAGATGATGAATGAATTTATTAATGAGACATCCGAGTGATCGGGTGTCTTTTTGTATAGAGAGAAGGTGGATATCTGTATACAGAAGAACAAATGCAGACAGGTGAATGGGTGCGAAAGATATCAGCCACATCGTATCGTAAATGGAAAGCATTCTACCATACAACTGCATGGAAGCATAAGAGAAAAGAAATTCTAAAAAGAGATCATGGATCCTGTCGAAGGTGCAGGCAGCAGGGAAGATATACGCAGGCTGTGGCAGTTCATCATATAAAACATTTAAAGGATGTGCCGGAGCTGGCACTCACAAATGACAACCTTATAAGCTTATGTAATGAATGTCATGAGGCAATGCATCCGGAAAAGCATAAAAGAAAAAACGGTTTCCAAAATCAGGAAAAATGGTAATAAATGGATACCCCCGGGTCAAAAAAATGAAAAATTTTTGACCTCAAAGAGACCGGCGACCATTTGAGCTTAGCGAGTTTTTTTATTTGTTACGCGTGAAAATTTTGGAAGAAAAAGGGAGTGATAGGATGCCGAAAATGAAACGAGAAACACTTCGGAAAAGAGTGAGGATTTCACTGGAAAAACAGCTGATTGCAAAAGGCGCAGACATTGACTTGTTCCGGGACCAGATCAATGACTATATGAGCATGTGGGATCTGAAAGAACAGTTAAAAGATGATATTGAAGAACACGGATTACGGCTGAATTACTCCACGGCAAATGGAGGAAAAGTGGAAAAAGACAATCCCTCTGTAAAACAGCTGCCGCTGATCAACAAGCAGATGCTGATGCTCTTAAAACAGATGGAAATATCTACGGATTCAGTAGTGACGGACGGCAATAACGATGACGATCTATGAACCAAATATTGATGAATGGATCTATTTAATCAAGGGAAATCATATCGAACACTGTAAAGAGCAGGAGCTTGCGCTTGATAATAATATCATTCCAGTACTGGAGCGACCGGATGTATACGTGGATGCGAAAAGAATCGAAAAAGGTCTAAGCCTGCAGAAGTATTTTCCATTCAAGTTGCTGCCGTGGGAAAAATATCAATTCGCGATCATCACAGGTGTATTTTTACAAGCTCCTGGAATGGAAGACGATATTTATTTTCATGAAACAAGAGATGTTTTAGGTCGAGGAGCCGGAAAGAATGGATTTATTGATTATTTGTCTTTTTATTTTATATCACCTTATCATGGTGTTCCCGGATATAATGTTGATCTTATCGCAAACGGAGAGGATCAGGCAGCAACATCGATTACAGATGTGGGCGATCTTATCCGTAATTCGGTAGATCAAAAATATAAAAAAGCGCTAAATGCAAATTTTAAGGCATATGCGGAAAAAGTGGTCGGCAAAAAGATGAATGCAGCTTTCAGACTTAATACAACAAGCACAAAAAATAAGGATTCTAAAAGAACTGGATGCATAATTTACGATGAAAAACATCAGTATGTAGATACAAAGAATATGAATACACTGCATTCTGGTCTAGGAAAGATGAAATGGTCGAGAGAAATTACGATCACGACAGACGGGCATGTCCGTAGTGGTGTATTGGATGATGAAAAAGAGCAGAACAAGATTATATTAAGTGAATACAATCCTGATAATAGAATATTTATTAATTGGTTCCGAATCGAAAATGAAGAGGAATGGAAAGATATTGATAAGATTGTGAAGGCGAATCCATCGATTTTGGATCCGTCTTTTTCAAGTTTAAGACAGCAAATTCGGCAGGAAATTACAAAAATGCCATATACTCCAGATTATTTTCCAGAATTTATGGCAAAACGGTGTAATTATCCGATTTCTGACCCCCAAACTGCGGTTGCAGAATGGAATGACATTGTAGAATGCACGAAAGAACCTGAATTTGAACTGAAGCCGGGCATGAGCTGTGTTGGAGGCGTGGATTACATGAAGACAAATGATTTTTGCTCTTGCATCTTAACTTTCCGAAAAGGAGAGAAAATTGTGAATTTGCACCATACTTTCATTTGTGCAAAATCAAAGGATCTTCCACATATTCATGCTCCAATTCAAAAATGGGTGAAGGAAGGCATATGTACGATCGTTGACGATGTTGAGATTACACCGGATGTCCCGGTGTCATGGTTTGAAGAAAAGGCAAAAATTTATAATATCATGATGATCGGGATTGACAGCTACCGATACACATGGCTGAATAAAGCATTTAAGAAAATCGGATTTGATGCATTCGACAAGGAAAACAAGAATATCTATCTTGTACGTCCTTCCGACCTTGCAAAAGCAAGTGCAATGATTAACAGTGCATTTTTGCACCATTACATATCCGGATGGGATCGAATGATGTGCTGGTACACTAATAACACCAAGAAAATTATTGATACAAAAGGAAATGTATCTTTTGGAAAGATTGAGCCAAAACTGCGAAAGACAGATGGATTCATGGCATGGGGTGCATCGATGTGCTGCATCGATGTTCTGCCAGAGATCAGCGACTTTCCGGATATTAATTTAAACGTAGCAACATATTAAGGAGCAAAAAAATGTCAGTATTTACGAATTTTTGGAAATTTATACAAGGAAAGCTCATGGGTGGCAATTCTTATAATATATCGGCTCAGGATATTGAAGAGTATATCGATAAGCAGGAATGGAATCGGCTGGCACTGTATGATTTTGCATTGCATTCTGGAATCAATATCATAGCTAATGCGCTTTCGGCATGTGAGGTTAAGACTTTTGAAAACTGGCAGGAAATCAGGGGCGATCAGTATTATAAGTGGAATTATGAGCCCAATATCAACATGAATGCATCCCAGTTTATGCAGAAACTTGTCTGGTCACTGATCTATAAGAATGAATGTCTGGTTATCCAGACAAGAAGGGGCGATTTCCTGATCGCGGACAGCTATGATCATGAACAGTATGCGCTGTACCAGGATACATTCCGGAATGTAACAGTATGTGCAGATGGGAACGGGATTTCCAGTCCATATACTTTTCCACAGGTGTTCCGGATGGAAGACGTCTTATTTTACAGACTGTCCAACCGCAATATCACGAATCTGCTGAACCAGCTGGTCATGGAATACAATAATTTACTAGAAACAGCAATTCAGAAATTTTACAAAAGCGGTGGAGAAAGAGGTATTCTTCAAATCGATGCTAATGCAGTGGCAGCTAATTACGGCGTAAAAGCAGATGGGACTCCCAAAACATTCAATGATGTCTACACGGAATTGATAAATACCCAGTTTTCGGCTTATTTTAAATCAGCAAATGCTGTGCTGCCGTTATTCAAGGGCTTTCACTACGAGGCAAAAGTTGGAGAGGCTTCAAAAAAATCAACATCAGAAATTAAGGATGTCACTGATCTTACCGATGAGATTTATGATAAGGTCGCAAACGCGTTACAGATTCCACCGGCATTGCTTCGGGGAGATGTGGCGGATGTATCAGCATTGACCAAAAATCTGATTACTTTTGCGATCGATCCGGTTGCGTCCATGATCGAGACGGAAAACAATCGAAAATTATACATGAAGAAAGTGCTGGATGGAAATTATCAAAAAATTGATACGTCAACTATCATGCATATGACGGCGGCAGAGCTTGCCAATGCATCGGACAAGATGATCGGATGCGGAGGCTGGAGTATCGATGAGATCAGGAAGAAGGCAGGTGATGTTCCATTAAACAATGACTGGTCAGGAAAACATTTTATCACATTAAATTATGCAGAAATGAAAGGATTAGATGAAAGAAAAGATGGAAACAAAACACAGGGTTAAATATCGCTTTGAACAATTGAAGAGTTCAACAACGGTTCATAGGCTGTATGTCTATGACGAAGTCAGAGCACAGGGAAAGTTCAATTGGAATACCTGGAATTATGAAGAGTCGGATACTTCTGCAAAATATTTTAGAGATCAGCTGGATACGATCCCCAATGGTGATACGATCGAACTGCATGTTAACAGCGTTGGCGGTGAAGTTGGAGAAGGCGTTACCATATATAATCTGTTGCGCCAAAAATCAAATGGAGGCTGCAGACTGATCGGATACGTTGACGGAATGGCATACAGTGTTGCCATGGACATTATAATGGCGTGCGATGAAATTCATATGGGACTTGGAACGTCAATGTTCCTGCATAATCCGTGGACGATTGCAAAAGGAAATGCAGAACAGCTTCGCTCCGCGGCAGATCAGCTGGACGCACTTACAGATGCATCGGTGCAGCTTTATATGTCAAGAGCAAAGAACCTGACAGAGGAAGAAATGCGGGCAATGATGCAGAAAGAAACCATGCTTGCCCCGGATTCGTGCCTTGAGTATGGATTTACCGATTTTGTAGGTGAACAATCAGCAGAAGATCCGGATGATTCAGGCAGTAATTTGGATGATGATGATCCTGAATTAAAAATTCAGGCATTAGAGCAGAAACTCTATCAGGAACAGCAGATTAATCAGATGTTGAAGAGCCTGAAAAAACCATCCATGCAATCAACTTTTTACGCAGCAATGAAACAATTTGAAAAAAAAGGAGAATAACAAAATGGCAATGAAAAATAATGATCTAAACAATCGTTCAAAAAAATTTATGGAACAGATGTCAAAAGCACTTCAGGATAATGATGCAGAAAAAGCTGCCCAGATTATGCAGGAGATGCAGAATGATATCTGCCAAATGATCGAACAGGAATTTGAACAGTATAAAAATATTGGAGATATGGATGTGCTGCAGAGCCGTGGATTAAGAAGACTGACTTCTGAAGAAAATGAATGGTACCAGAAATTCATTGGAGCGGTCAAGACCGGAGCGAAGCAGGAAATTACGAATCTAACGACTGCAATGCCGATCACGATCATTGATCGGGTAATCGTGGACATGCAGAAGCGCCATCCTCTTTTATCTGCGATCAATATCCAGGATGCAGCAGGTGCGCAGAGACTGGTCATGAATGGAATCCAGATGGCTTCAAAACTTGGTGGATGGGGCAAAATTACAGGCGCAATCAGTAATGAGCTAAAAGGTGAAATTAAGACGATTGACGTAACGGTCGCAAAATATACGGCTTATTTTATCATTCCTAAAGATTTTGTGAAATTCAATTTCACGTTTGCTCCTATGTGGGTAGATCAGTACATCAGAATCATCTTGTCAGAATCTGTTGCTTTCGGGCTTGAAAAGACAATTATCTCCGGAGACGGGGACGATCAGTTTATTGGAATGACGATGGATGTAAATTCGACAAAAGATGGAAAGTATTCCGAAAAAGAGGCAACCGCAATCAAGAATTTTGATGAAGATTACTCAGCGGTTGTTGCCAAGCTTGCCAAGGATGGCAACGGCGATGACAGATTGGTTCCGGAAGTACTCCTGGTCGTGAATCCACAGGATTACATTAAGAAGATCCGCAGGATTCAGAATACCTTAATCTATGGAACTGGTTCAGTTGACCTGATTAACAATACTTATCCAACGAGAGTGGAACAGTCTTCCATGGTTCCTGAAGGAAAAGCAGTAGCGGGAATTGCTGATAATTACTTTGCAGCAATCAATGGTGGCACGTCCGGAATCATAGAATATGACGATTCTAACCAGTTTTTGGAAGATAACCGTGTTTATACAACGCGTATTTATGGAAACGGCAGACCGACGGATAATACCAGTTTTGAATATCTTGATATTTCTGCAGTGGAAGCACCTGCACTTCCAGTAATACTCAAAAGCGAGTCTGGCGAGTCTGGCGAGTCTGAACAAGGGTAAAAGGACGGTGAATGGACTTGGATCATGTAACGGATGAAATTTATCAGATGATACTTGATAATCTGCATATCACATATGAGCCTGATGAATATACGAAAAGGCGTATAGAAAATGAGGCTGCATCCGGGATTGCATATATTAAAAAATTCTGCGATCCGGATGCAGATCTGAGTCCGGGAACCAGGTTCGGCCAGATGCTATGCGATTATGTCATGAGGGCCGAATCCGGAGATGTGGAAACATTTAGTGCGGATTTTGCTGATGATATCACTGCAGCAAAGGTAGAATTTGATACAAATAAATACGCAGAGGCGATGGGATATGTTGAAAAAGAAGAATAGCAATTATCAAACATATCAAGATGGATGGGGCACGTCCTGGATAACAGAAGATAGAAGGCTTATTTCTGTCAGGCAGCAAGTGATTCACTTTCAGGAACAGACGGTTGGAGAACGAAGATACTGGGATGCCTATATAGCCGGCACTGAAATTGCCAAAGCTGTAAAGGTGCCATACAGCTCAAAGATAGAACGCGGAGATATCTTTGTCATTAACGGAAAACAGTATGAAGTTGTACAAAAAGATCTGAAAGACGACCGCATGCCGCTTTCATGGCTGTTATCTCTTTCAGCGATTCCGATTGAATACAGGGAGAAGACATGAGCAACATAAAGGTGAAATTAGGAGATTCTGAATTTTCCAGGGCAATTAAAGAAGCTCTGCAGGAAACAAAAAATCTGACAGAAGCGGCATTAGTAAAAGCAGTTGATAAGACCGCAAAGGAAACGGTCACAACAATCAAAGGAAAATCCCCTGTTATGACAGGGAAATACCGTGCCGGATGGGGCTCAAAGATTACCAAACAGGCTGGGCGCGGCGGATATGGAAGGACTGTCCATAATAAAACGCGTTACATGCTGGTACATCTTTTGCAGAATGGGCATGGAGGACCGCATCCTGCGAGAGCACATCGGCATGTTCCGTCTGACGAGGAAGTTGGCACACTATTTGAGAAGAACATGGAAAGCGAGATGTCGAAAGGATGACAGAAGCAGAAGTAAAAACAATGTGTAAAAAGATGGGGGTCTACTTCGATGAAGAACATCCGGATCACATTAATGCCTCAAATACGATCGTTCCGCCGTTTATGGAATATTTCTTGGTAGATATGCCGGTAAATGCGGATAGCAGAAGGTATTTGGATATTAAGGAAATGACGATTCGAATTTATTCGGATACAGAGGTGTCAGAATCAGAGAAAAGGATCCAGGAGGTATTAGAGGAAGAAGATCTTCGATGGAAACGATCCTGCGAATTTATAGAAGAATTGCTATTGTTTGCAATTCAATACAAAATGGAGGTTTAAGATGGCGAATAATTCAAAAAACAAATATCATTACGATGTAAAAAACTGTCATTATTGTCCCGGCAAACGAAATGATGATGGCACAGTTACATTTGGAGACGAAGTTAAGCCTTTGTATGGGCTGATGTCAATGGACATGGGTTCTGAAGGAGATATCAATAGGACAAGAGCAGATGGCATTGACTATATTGTAGTCACTTCAAACAACGGATATTCA